TCTGCTGCCTTCTGTGCAGCAAATGCTGCTGCATCTGCTTCGCGCTGTGCGATTTCTTCTGCTGTGAGAGGGCGTTCTGTGACTTCGCCTGTCTCGCAGTTGACCTCGATTGCTGTAGGTGTGTCTGTCATTTGTCTCCCTTTCTAAAGGATTCCGTAGAGTGTTGCTGTTGTGTATTGTGCAAAGTTTCCTGAATCGGGCAAAAGATTAACTTGACTAATTGCTGTGTTTTGATTGTAAATGCCAGCAACAAGACCCATATAAGCAGTAGTCCCGTTTTCTTCTCCTACGCCGTTAATGCTTAAAGACTTGTAAGCCGATGTAGAAGCATAATTTGGAATATAAATCTCGATATTTGCAAAGGTGTTTGATGTTCCTGTTGCGGCAGGTAAATCCCAAGCCACGATATAAGATTGCGAACCAGCAGCATCAGCAGCAGAAGAAGCGGCAGAACCAGAACCCAACAGGTATCGGTCAGCGTAATCATTTGCAGTTGTTGAGTTATTAATTCTTAAGCGTAAAATTCTGCGTGTAAATGATGCAGTTGAACGACCTGAAACAAAAACACATAAATCTGTGTAACCAGAAGGAATATTTGTGAAGTCAATGCTACTAGCCCCAGCACTACCTACCTCTGTGGATGCAATCTTATATAGTTGAAGTGGCATTACTTTGCATCCTCGATTCCGTATAGGGTAAAAATTGAGCCTGTTGCAAAATTGTTAGAATTATTGACTAATAATGTCAATGAACTAATTGCTGCTGTGGAACGCCAAAGCCCAACTATTGCTTCTGTATCGCCATCTGCGCGACCAGAGCGAGATATAGCGGTTTTATAGGTTGTCGTGTTTGCATAATCCATTACATTAATAATCATAGGTGAATTATTTGTTCCCATACCTGTTGCATAAAACCCGATAGTTGCTGCGGTTTCATTGGTTCTACGCGCTGATGCTGCGGTGCTACCAGTTCCATAAATATTGGTGCTTGAATAATTAGAACCTGTATCAGAATTAAATCTGATTTTTACATCGTCTGTGTTTGCAGATGAGACAGAACCAATAATGATTAAATCTGTGTAAATGCTAGGAATAGAAGTAAATGTATAAGAATTAACTGCACTTCCCAGCGTGGTACTTGCAATTTTTGCATACGTTGCTGTCTTAGCCATAGTTATCCCTTGATTCCGTAGAGCGCAAAGCGTGAGTAGGCTTCAAAATTGTTACCATTGAACTCGGTAATAGTAATGCTAGTAACTGCACTGGTGTTGTACCAAGCACCCGAAGCCAATTCGATTAACCCTGCACCATTTGAGTCATAACCATCTAAAACGCGTAAAGTTTTATTTTTGTTGGTGTTGGTATAGTCAAGCACATCAAGAATACCGACACCAAAGATATTTGCGCTACGTAAAGCAGCAGGAAATAATAATAATGTTGGATAACTTACGCTGCCGCTTCCATCTCCTATTGCTGATGCTCCATCACCTTGAAGCGAGTGCCTAGAATAGTTAGAACCAGTATCAGAATTAAATCTAATTACTGCATAACCGCTATTTTGACTTCTTGATGAACGAGCAAGGATTCTTAATTGCAAATGCTTATAAGTTTGTGGAATAGAACTAAATGTAATGTTAGCGGCAGATGTGCTCAATAACGTCTTAGCAATAGGCTCCATATAGTAGTTGTCAGCCGATATGGTGTCATACTTACTACCATTGATTCCGTTGGTGGTTAGTTTAGTTATGCTCATAATTCCACCCGTATTCCGTAAATGTAAGCGGTTGAGTATTGGACAAAATTAGAATTGCCATTTGGTTCTGTTAAAGACAAAGAATTGATTGCTGTTACATTAGCCCAAAGCCCAGCATTTAAATTTGCATAAGCAGTTGTGCCATTGTTTTCTGAAACTGAATCAATTGATATAGATTTATTAGATGAACCAGAATACTGAGGTATATAAATGCTGTGATTTCCAAAGGTACTAGCAGTAGCATTTGCTGCAGGAACTTCCATATATGTTAAGTTTACAGTTGCGCTTGTGCTTACCGATGCTGCTGATGCACCATTTCCATTTATGTTTCTTTGAGAATAACCACTTGCTGAACCGTTAAAAGTTAAACATATTGTTGAAGCAGAAACAGCGCGTGTTACTCTTGCAGATATAACTAAACATAAATCTGTATAGTTCTGCGGGATATTACTAAATACAATGCTAGATGCACCGCCAGAACCAACGGTAGTTGAGGCAAGAAGGGAGTATGTATATGCCATAGTCTATGCGCTCGCAATTCCGTATAGGGTAAAGGTTGAGCCTATGGAAAAATTACCTGAATCGGTATAAACAGAAATAGAAGTGATTGCGGAAGTAGAACTCCATAATCCAACTGTGGCATCTACTCCACTATCTGCGTTATTTGCTCGTGCTAAATAAGTCTTGAATACTTGCCCATTAGAGTAATTCATTACATTCACGATTATAACTTCCGAAGGACTATTTGTTGCTATTGTGTCAATGTAACCAGTATTGGTATTTGACACTCTGTTAGAAGATACGGCGCTTCCCGAACCCGATAAACGTGTGCGTGAATAAATCGAACTAGAATTATTGTTAAAACGCAAATACGTATTTCCAGCAGTTGAACTAAAAATGCCGCATATTAGAACAAGGTCAGTATAAGAGCCGCTGATTGAATTAAAATTAACTTGATTGGTTGCACTTCCCAGCCTGGTAGTGGCTATCGGTGTGTATGTAGAGCCTGCGGGCATTTATCTATCCTTTGATTCCGTAAAGGGCGAACTGGGAGTATTGAGCAAAATTGCTTGAATCCATATGGCTGATTTGAATTGAATTTATAGCGGCGGGAGTTGAAGGCATCCACATTCCAGACATAAAGAACACATAACCTGAGCCGTTATTATCATAGCCAACTGTCGCTCTGGTTACTTTGTTTTTATTGGTGCTGGTGTAATCAATTAGGTCGAAAAGCATCGCACCGAATACGCCGCTAGTCGCTGACGAAGTTGGAAATAATTCCAGTTGAATTCCACCACTTGCGCCGTAAGCAGAAGCAGCAACGGCTGAGCCTGTTCCGTAAAGTTCGTGATAAGAGTAATAGTTTCCTGAAGTAGTGTCTGAATTAAATTGCATTTTTAATGCAACTGTTCCAGTTCCCGCACCTCTTGAAATTGCTCTTATTTGAAGTGATTTATAGGTAGACGGGATTGAACTGAATGAAATTGAACTAGAGCCACCTGCTCCAACTGTTACTGTGGCAATAGACTCAAAACTGCCAGCAAGAATAGGTAGATTACCTGCTAATGCAGATTTACGTTTAGGAAGCCCCTGAATAACACTAGAGGCTGTTGCTCTAGTTATAGCCAATTAGGACTCGTCTCCGTATGCGTGGAATACAATGTTTGCTGTTGATGCATACACTGTAACCACATCTGTTGTAGCAAGGGTAATGCCTAGTGTAAGGGCTGTCGTATCTGCAGCACCCACTGCAACGTCATAGGCTACGTAGTGAACTGTAGCCAAAGTAGCACCAGCAGGGCGTACTGCAATACGGAATGTTGCTGCAGTAGATGCGGTGTTGCAGACAGTCAAGGATGAGATGACTGCTGACTTTGCTGATGGTACTGTGTACAAGGTTGTTGCTGTAGTTGCTGATGGGTTAACTTGCCCAAGAACTTTTTTTGCCATTTGTATTTCTCCTTAGTAGTTGGTTAAGCGCCCATCATCATAAAGATGTCGGCTGTAGGGTCAGTAGTTACAGTTGCCCACGATGCTGTGGTTCCGTCTGTAGTGAGGTACTTGCCTGCGTTGCTTGTCTGGCTTGGTAGTGCATCTACTGCTCCCCAAGATGAGACAGTTCCATTTGTAGTTAGGTACTTTCCAGCATTACCAGTCTGGCTAGGCACAACATATGTTGTTGAGTCTGTAGCCACAAGAGTCTTGCTGGAAGGAATGCTTGTTCCATTAATGGATGTAGCAGTAGCCACACCAATATCAGGAGTGGTAAGAGTTGGGCTAGCCTGCATTACAAATGTTGAACCAGTACCAGTCTGTGATGCCACAGCGGTTGCTGCTCCTACAGAAGTAATCGGACCAGTCAAGTTGCTTGGAGCAACTGTTACTGTGTCAACGTATCCTTTAGTTGCTGCATCGGTAGATGTTGTTGGGGTTCCAAGAGATGTAATCTTGTTGGTACCCATATTAAGAGCACCAGTCATTGTGCTACCAGACTTAAGAACTACTGTATCTGAGAAGTTTGCTGTGTCAGCCAAGGCTGCAGCAATCTCATTAAGTGTATCAAGAGTAGATGGTGCGCCATCAATAAGATTATTGATTGCAGTTCCAACATATGCTGTGGTTGCAATCTGAGTAGTGTTGGTGCCAGCAGTAGCAGTTGGTGCTGTTGGGACACCAGTTAGCGCTGGGCTAGCAAGTGGGGCATAGGTGCTTGATGCTGTGCTAGTTGCCAACTTAGAATCTAGTTGAGTCTGGATAGCAGATGTTACGCCATCAAGGTAGCCAAGTTCAGTTGTAGATACTGTTGATGATGGAGCAATCTTTGACCAATCAATCGCAGCCGATGCGTTGATGTCAGCATTGACGATACCATTAGTAAGAGCCAACTTGCCATAGGCAATCTGAGCAGAAGTATTGACATCTGCATTTACAATTGCACCAGTACCAATTGTTGTTGTAAGGTTTACATTTCCAGTACCATCAAAGGTGACTCCGCTTGCTTCGACATCTCCAGTCAACTGGAATGTGCGTCCTGTTGCAAGGGCTGTGGCTGTAGCAGCATTACCCGTTGTGGAGCCTGATGAACCTGATACGTTGCCAGTTACGTTACCAGTCAAGTTACCAGTAAAGGTTCCCGCGATAGCGCCAGTACCAGTAATTGTAGGGCTAGTAAGTGTCTTGTTTGTAAGAGTCTGGGTTGTATCTGTACCAACAAGAGTTGTTGTGGCATTTGGCAGAGTGATTGTTCTGTCTGCTGTTGGGTCAGTTACTGTAAGTGTTGTCTCATAGGCATCCGCAGTAGAACCTTCAAATACGATGCTTGCATCGCTGAGTGTAAGACTAGATACTGTTGGACTTGTGAGAGTCTTGTTAGTCAAAGTCTGTGTATCTGTTGTACCTACTACAGAGCCTGTAATGCCGTGTACGCCTGTGCTAGCCTCAACGTGGGTATTAGCCTCACGGTAGTCACGACCAATAGCCATATGGCGAACTACTGCTCCAGCAGAGTGAGCCTGTCCTGATGAGCCATCTACACCGCGAGTGATTGTTAGCGTGTTAGTAGAGACGGCTGTGACATCTACAATTTCTTCAAGGGCTGTATCTGGGTCAATGACAACTGTAAAGGTTTCGCCTGCGGAGACTGTTACGCCACCAAGCAGTGCTGTACCCGATACAACAGTTGCTGATGTACCAGATGAGGTTAGTGCCGAAGTCAGCGTTGTCTGCTGAGAACGGGATGAGTATTTTCTAGTTGTCATTGCTTGTCCTTATCGGCGGGAGTAGTGGACGCGAATTGGGTAATTTGCTTGTTGTGCTTTTGTCTCTTCATTAAGACGCTGTGTGTACAATGCGTAGAGTTGCTTAGTTGCTGTCTGTGATGCACCGTATGGGCGCTTGGCATCTGTCTCATCAGCCTGTGGGCTAACCTGAGCAGCACGTGCTGGGTCAAGGAATGAGAGTAGACGATATGCTGCACCAAGAACTACCACGTCCCGCGTTGATTCTGGTAATCCTGTTACTGTTGTATATACATCTGTGTTTGCTGAAAAAGCGTTAGGGTCTGTTGCATAGATAACCTTGACTGTGCGACCAGATACTGGAGCCTCACCAAGTGTGACTGTCTGTACTGTATCTGTGCCAGTTACATATCCAAATGCCTCAGGGTTTGCAAGCGCATCAAAATCCCAGCGACGAATTGGTACCCACTCTTTAGTAGGTCCAATGTCCTGCCAAGTAAGGCTTAGGATATTCTTGATGTTTAAGTTAGCAAATGCGTAGGTAGATACCGCAGCGGTGAATGTAAATGTTGTTGTCTTGACTGCAAAGATGTTTGCGCCAAGCGCACGGATAGTGTCATTGATTGCACGCTTTACTGTGGAGCGTGGGAAGGTTGGAGATATAGTGACTTTACTATCGGCAGTATGAGTTGCTGCAGTAGTACCAAGATACCCACGTCCGTAAGGAGATACGGTTGCTGTATTAGCAACACGGTCAAATGAGTCCACCCATAGTAACTCTTCATCAATCTCAACGATACCCTTGCCAACTGAGTCAGTAGATGCAAGACTTAAGATAAGCGGCGAAGCGCTAGTTGAAGTTGTAGTAGTCACAGCAGATGTTAAGTGCGTGGCTCTATCTTGCTGGAATGTATATCCTGCGAGGTTGATTAGAACCTCATCAATCATATTACTTAGAGTTGTCATTAGGCGTTAATGCTCCTTAGCGCTGCAGGGGCTGCAAGCCCAGTTGTTCCAGCAAGTTCATTGCAGATACCATCGATGTCCTTGAACTTATCTCTTGTGCGTGCTGCCTGTGCTTTGATGTTTAGAGCACCTACAGTTGCAAGTCCAGTCGTTCCAGCCCAGGCATTAGCAGCGCCTTGTTCATCAAGCCCAGTTGTTCCAGCAAGCCTGTTAAGTTCTGCTGTTAGACTGCTTCCTGCTTTGCCTAGTGCCATTGTTTAGCCTTTCTTGAAACGCTTTGGTAAAACTAAATTAGATTGCTTTTCTACTCCGCCAAAGAAGGCTTTGTAGTAATGCTCATCAAATGAGAATCTCTTCATATGTGGAACTGTTGCACCTGTGTGGCACCAGACTGGAACTTCTGCCTTATCGCATACTGCGAAGAAGTAGATGTCCTCACCCATAAAGGTGTTACCGACTCCTACCTCAGTAAAGAATGGAGCCTCTGGAAGTACCTCACGGATACGTTCAACTACGCTGCGATGCATTAGGACAAAGCCCATACCAGCAGCACCAACCTTGATAAGTTTATTATCAGGTAGTGGGTGGATTCGTTGGATTCCAACTACACCATCAGCCTCTGCAAATTCATATACAGTTGGCATAGGAATCATTAGCGGGTCTTCTGGTGTATCTGTTGTAAAGTAAACTCCAGTCATAATAGGACGCTCTTTGGCATCCTTGTTATCCCAGAGCAACTTAAACTTATCGACACTGATAACCACATCTGAGTCAACCCAGAGTAGCCAGTCTGTCTTCTTTTGTTCATACCAGTAGTTGATTACCTTCTCGCGCTGTCGGGCAATCTGGTTGCCTTGACTACGCAAAGAAGTGTCGAATGTGATGCCTGACTTAAGCACCACATCGACAACCCCTTGCATAAACTTTCCATCTACATTACCATTATCGCACCAAGCGATTGATACTGTTTCTTGTGCCATTGTCCCCACCTTTGTTAATTACTTCTTTTTTGTCTTTGTTGTGTCACCCTTGAGTGTCACTGAACCAATTCCGCCAGCAGCCATTGCACGCTTCTTAGGTGCTGCCTTCTTGAGTGTTGGCTTTGATGCTACTGCCTTTGCGGGTGTTGTTTTTGCTGGAGCAGGCTTTGCTGCTGCACGGGCTGCTAGATAGGCGCGAGCCTTGTCTTGCATTGCTTTCTGTGCGAACTCGCTCTTTGTTCCAACATTCTTTCCAGCCTTAGCCATTGCTGCAGTTGACTTACCGAATGAACCCTTAGGTCCAACTGTAACGCCTTCTGATGCAAACTTACGTGCCATTACATTGGCTGCTGTATTAGCGCCAGTCTTGGCTCCTAGAGCGCGACCAACAGTTGGTGACAACTTAGATGCAAGTGCTGTAGCCTTACCACGTGATGCAATAAGCGCTGCTGCTGCTGCAACTCCACCAGTAATCTTAGCGCCAGTGCTGATGCCTGAACTCTTCTTTGGTGCTGGAGCAGATTTAGACATGCGTCCTGCTGGCTTCTTGTTAGCGCCTGCTGGTGCAGTCATTGTTGGCATCTTTGGTGCTGCAGCCTTGGTTGCTTCACCTAAACGACGAGCACCGTACATACGGCGTACGCCCTCAATGAACTCTGCTTCTCCAGCCTTACCGCTAGCCTTAATTTTGCCAGCGCGTGCAAGAGCCTTAGTCATTCCTTGTGCTTTAATAAAATCAATCATGTCTTGCTTGACGCGAATTTTCTTTGCCATTACCATTTCACCTTGTCTGCCCAATATGCGGCACTTAGTTTTCCTTTTGCGATATTCTTTGCATGTCTTGCTTTAAATGACTTACGACGTGCTGCATATGATGCAGACTCTCCTGCTTTCTTAGGTGAGCCAGAAACGCCTTGCTGTCCAAAGCGAATGGTTTTAACCTGGCTACCTACCTTAGCCACGACAACATGTGACTTAGTAGGGTGGTTGGGCGTACGCTTGGGCTTATTAAAACCTGCTACCCCAGCCCGTGCTAATCGTGAGTCTTTCATCTGTAACCTGCTGTCTTTTTTGCTATTGCTTTTGGTTGTTTTACAAACTGCTTGCCCTTGCGCATTCCTGCGCGTTTAGCAGCAGTAGTCTTTGCGTACTCTGCTTTAGTGAGTGCTTGTCTAGCCTTCTTAGGTAGATAGCGTTCCCCTGTAGCCTTAGAGCCTTGAGTGCTAGGCTTACCAGACTTGGTGCCCCACTCTTCCTTGGTCCACTTAGACAAAGATGCTTGGGCTTTGGTTTTGCTACCTGAGTAGCCACCGCCCGCCTTCTTGTAAGACTGCGCTAAGAGTTGCGCTTTGCGAGCAGACCATTGACCAGGCTTTCCACCTTTGGAACTAGCCATGATTTGATTCTTTAAACGCTGTCTTAATGCTGCCTTAGTGTACGCCATTATTTACCCCTTTTAACTCCTGAAACTTTCTTAAGGCGTGGGTTAGCCCTAACAGCCTTCTTTGATGCCTTACGTGCGCCAGCAGCAAGAATTGCTCCTGCACGCTCCATAGGAATACCCTGCTTGGCTGCAATCTTTTTCTGTACTGCTTTAAATCCTGGATGCTTTTTCATTAGTAACCCATTCTTCCACGCTCAAGGAATGCTGCCTTTTCTGCAGGTGTCATATTCGATGGACTTAGGCGGTCTCTTTCTGCTTCCTGCAACTTTTTAATGCGAGCACGTTCTTGTCTTTTACGCTCTTCAATTGTAAGTTTAGGAGACTTCTTGACAGTAGGAGTTGGGGATGGTGTAGCCTTCTTAGCAGCCATTATTTCACCATTTTCTTCTTGGCCTTTTTCTTAGCGACCTTCTTAGTAACTTTCTTTTTGCCGTACTCAACCATGCGCTCCATAGCGCTTTCTGTCTTTTCGTGCTTCTTGTTTGCCTTCTTTGCAGCCTTGATTCCTGCTGCTGTATAAGGGAACTTCTTACCATCTACCATTGGCATTATACTGCTCCTACTTCCTTGAGTACTTCGGCTGTCTTTTTATTAATATCTTTTGTCTTTGGCATAGTCTCGGCATTGTATGCTTTGCCTAATGTTTCAGACGCTGTATATGCTGCTTGTATATCTCTGTGCGTTGTTCCTGCTGGCTGTATTCCCTGTGCTCTAGCATCTCTGTAGGCTTGCAGTTCAGCATTCCATTTCTTGTCTGGGATATCTCTGGTAGCATCACCAGTTCCCAGTTCAAGAGTTCCTATCTTGCAACCAAAGCAACCCTCTACATATTCTGGGTGCTTTTGTATTTGATGTAAATTCATACGTCCCTACTGTGCTGTAAAATTAGCCTCTGTTACATCTACGTCAGCAGCAATGAGCGCTGCCTTAGTAGCATCATCTACTGTATGCTCATATCCGCCACGATAGACTTCTTCGTAATCTGCTAAGTCCTCATCTACAGGATATCTAATTTGATAATATTCACCATTATCTTTTACAATGGTAATACCTTTAGATAGTCTGTAGAAATGAAATAAGCGATGTCCACCCGCTGGACCTTCTTCTACCGCTGGTGTTGTAAACGTCCAATTAGCCATTAGTCCTCCTTAGTGAACTTACTGATGAGCAGGATACTTTTCAAATATGTACCCTGCTCACCCGTCAATCAACTAAGCGATTGATGAACCTGATTCGATTCGGTATAGTGCTTCTTCGCGGTAGCGAGCAAAGCCAAGTACGCCGTACCAACCCATTGGGCGGTGGCGCATCAACTTGTCAACTACTGGTCCGATGACTACGTGTGGCTCTTCAGCAACTGCTTCTGCCATTGCTTGCTGTCCCGCAATGATTGTGCGGTAGTTGCGAGCAGATGATGCTCCGTCTGTTGCGTTGTAGAGACGTGGGGATTCTACGAAGTATGCACCTTCGTATGTTCCGATTTCTCCCGCCCAGATGCGGTCCTGTGAAGAACCATACTGGTTTGGAAGAAGCCATCCTGCTGAACCTGTCTCAGCGCGGAGGTCGTGTGAAACTTCTGGGTGGATACCAGCCCAGTAGAGTGAACCCTTACGAGCAACAGCCTTGTTAGCACGCAACTTTGCAACAGCCTTGCGGATGTTTGCAGATGAAAGTGTTGCTGCTGCTGTGATTGTTGCTGTTGATGTTGCAGTTGAACCTGCGTAGATGACGTTTGAGCCACCACGAAGTGTTGTCATTGCAACAGCATCGATTGAGTCTGCAAGGTTGAATGCGATGATGTTAGCAATCGCTGGGTCAACATCTGCAAGTGAGAAGAGTTCAAGTGCACGTGTTACCAATACTGAGTTACCGTACTCGTTAAGAGTAATGGTTACTGATGTTGGTGTTGAGAGTGCAACTGCATCTGGGTCAGTTGTCTCTGTGAGTGCAGTTGTTGCTGCTGAAAGGTCAACGTAGCGCTGTAGTACTACTGTTGAACCTGGGACTGATTGACGTGCTGGGCGCTTATCTGCGACTGAACGAATAAGTGGTTCAGAGCGGAGAGCGAACTCAAGAAGACGGTCATACGCCTTCTGGACTAGACCAGCAGCACCAGCGGTACCGCCTAGAGAGGCGGAGTCTGTTGATACGTAGGCATTAGCCATGTTGTCACCTCCAAGTGACTAGAAACTATGATTAATTTTGCGAACCATAGATTAGGTTAATGATATCTTCTGCAGATTCTGCATTATCGATTCTCATTGACATATCTTCGGCTCTATCAGGTGTTATTGCACCTTGAGTAACCAAATCCTGCTGACGTAATGTAGCACGGTTCTGGCTATTTACTTCTGGCGCATCCTGCTGTACTTCTAGTCCGA